CTTGTGCCGTTCAAGCTCAATAGGGCTCAGTTGCATGTCCACGAGTTGATCGAGCGTCAACTGAAAGAAAAGGGTTGGGTCCGCGCGATCATTCTCAAAGGTCGGCAGCAGGGCATCTCAACCTACATTCAAGGGCGACTCAACTGGCGGTTGAAACACCGTGCTGGCGCCAAAGCGTACGTCGTAGCTCACGAGCAGCGGGCGAGCGACAACCTGTACGCGATGGCGATCCGGTTCCACGAGAACACGCCGCCGGAGTTTCGTCCGTCGACTGGTGCGGCGAACGCGAAGGAACTCTGGTTCGATCTGCTCGACAGTCGATACGAGGTTGCGACGGCGGGAACTCGGGAGACTGGTCGGTCGGGTACGGCGCAGTATCTGCACGCGTCGGAGTACGCATATTGGCCGACGCCGGAGGCGCATTGGGCTGGCCTCGGTCAGACGGTGCCGCTGCTGCCGAACACGGAGGTGATCGTCGAGTCGACCGCCAACGGAGTCAACAACGACTTCTACCGCCGTTGGAAGGCAGCGATCAACGGGTCGAGCGACTACCTGCCGATCTTTATCCCGTGGTTCTGGCAGACGGAGTACACGCTGCAGATCCCAGACGGTTGGTCGCGGACGCCGGAGGAAGACCAGCTTGTCGAGGTGTACGGCGACAAGGGGCTCACTGACGAGCACTTGGTCTGGAGGCGGTGGAAAATCGCTAACGACTTCGACGGCGACGTCAACCGGTTCCATTCCGAATACCCGTGCAACTGGCAGGAAGCGTTCGTATCGGACGCGCGCGACTCGTTCATTCCGGGCAGCTTGGTCGTGCGGGCGCAGGCGATGCAATCCGTCGTACCTTCGGGCCCGATGGTCGTGGGCGTAGATCCGGCGCGGTACGGTGACGACCGGACTGCAATCGTGGTGCGTCAGGGCAGGAAGGTCCGCGCAGTCAAGACGTACTCGAAGCGTGGGACGATGGAAGTCGCTGGCATCGTGGCGCGCTTCATCGAGGCGCACAATCCTGACGCCGTCTTTATCGACGTGATCGGGATCGGGTCTGGCGTCTACGACAGGTTGTGTGAGCTTGGGTACGGCGCACAAGATGATGAGTCCAAGAACGTCGTCTTCGCGGTGAACGCTGCGGAGACTGCAATCGAGAACGACAAGTATGTCAACCGACGTGCAGAGATGTGGGGCGAGATGAAACGTTGGCTGGAAGAGTTTCCGTGTTCGCTGCCGCAGTCGGACGAGATCCTCGCAGACCTGACTGCGCCCGGGTACACGTACGACAGTTCGGGGAGACTCCGCATCGAGTCGAAGGAGAGCATGAAGAAGCGCGACGAGAAGTCTCCCGACATCGCAGACGCGCTTGCGCTGACGTTCGCGGAGCCTGTGCGAAGGAAAGAGAAGAGCGGCCCCGTCGTTGCCGCGTTCAGACCGTTCGATGAGGTTGTGGGCTACTGATGACTGAAAACTATCCGCCGAGTGAAGACGAGGTTCTCGACCGCCTCGAAGCGTTCGGAGTCGCTGTCCAGAAGCTGATCGACGAAGCGATCAGCGCGCGCGACGCAAGCGGCATCGAGTCGCGGTGGATCGAAGACTTGCGGCAGTACTACGGCTCAGAACTCACGCAGCACTCGTACAAGTCGATGACTCAGATGGCGCAGGAGGGGGCGACCGATGCGGTCGTCTCGGGTGAGCGGACTACGCGCAGCAAAATATCGGTCAACATCACTCGGCCCAAGACGAACGCGGCCATCTCGCGTATCTCCGAGATGATGCTGCCGACGGACGACAAGAACTTCGCCATCCGCCCGACTCCGAACCCTGACCTTTCTGCAGACCTGCTTAAGGGGCGCGACACGGTGTTGACCGCTGGCGGCCAGCCGATCATGAAACCTGACGGCACCGAACTGACTGCCGCCGACGCTGCGAAGCACGCCATCGAAGAGGCGGCGGAGCGTGCGAAGCGGATGGAGCGCGAGATCGAGGACCAACTCGTCGAGTGCAACTACAACGCCGAATTCAGGAAGGGCATCTGGGACTTCTGCGTCCTTGGGACGATGATCTTGCGTGGCCCGTTCGTGAAACGTTACGTCAGCAAACGGTGGACGAAGCTTCCGAACGGTTGGGCGCTCCAGATCGAGGAGAAGTACGCACCAGCGGTTGTACGCGTGAGCCCGTGGAATTTCTATCCAGACCCCGCTGCGGGTGGCGACATCGAGAAAGCACGCTACGTCGTAGAGGTCGAGGAGTTCAACGCGAAGACTCTCCGTGAGTTGCGTGGGCAGCATGGGTACATCACGAGCCAGATCAATGAATGCCTGAACGAGGGGCCAAAGGCGTCCAAGGGTGGCAGGAGCCGCAGGGTAGGAGTCGACCGGATCGTCCCCGGCGAGTACGTGACGCCAGACGACGCGATCTTCGACGTGTACATCGTCCACGGTGAATTCACTCGTGGCGACCTTGAGGCTGCAGGTGTCGAAGGGTGCGAGTGCGAGAGCGACGAGGAGCGTCAGGACGCAGTCAGCGGGTGCGTCTTCATATGCAACGGCAGACCGATCAAGGCGTACCTTAACCCGCTCGACTCTGGCGAGCTTCCATATTCGGTGGCGCAGTACGAACGGATCGAGGGGCAGATGTTCGGGGTCGGCGTCCCCTACATCCTGCGGAACCCGTCGAAGGTCGTGACTGCCGGGTGGCGGATGATGATGGACAACGCCGCACTGTCATCCGGCGGACAGATCGTCATCAACCGAAAGTTGATCGAACCTGCGGACAAGTCTTGGGCGCTCACTGGGTCCAAGATCTGGTTCTCGAAGGACGGAGCAATAGACGTTGGGCACGCGTTCAAGACGTACCAGTTCGATACGCGGCAGAACGAGATTCAGGCGATCATCGAGCGCGCGATAAGGTTCGCAGAAGACGAGTCGAGCATCCCGTCGCTTCTGGAGGGGAATCAGGGCGGTGCGCCAGATCAGGTCGGGTCGATGACGCTGCTGTACAACAACGCCAACACGGTCCTGCGCCGACTTGTGAAGACCATCGACGACTGCATCACGGACACGATGATCTCGCGGTTCTACGACTGGAACATGCAGTACAACGAGGACGAGTCGATCAAGGGCGACTTCCAGATAGACGCAAGAGGTTCGTCTGCGCTCATCCAGCGTGACACGCAGAAGCAGATGCTGCTGCAGATCGCAACGTACGTACTACACCCTGTCCTTGCCAAGTTCCACAAGAACGAGGGTTACGACTGGCTCAAGTCGGTCTACGAGATGAACCAGATCGACGCGAAGAGCATCCTCGTCGGCGAAGATGAGGCGACCCGCATCATCCAGCAGATGCAGCAGCAGCCACCTCCGCAGGATCCAAAGGTTGCGGTCGCCCATATCAAGGCGCAACTCGATAGCGCCAAGTTGCAGGCGTCGGTACAGGATGCGGAGCGTGAGCGTCAGGCCGACCTGCAGAAGATGAACCTGCAGTACCAGCTTGAGGTTATCAAGTATGCGAACGAGAACAAGATGAAGCTTGAGGACGTGAAGGCGCGTATGACGGAACTTCTTCTGCAACATAGGCACGAAGAGCGTATGCAGCAGAGGGAGCTTGACATCAAGGCCCGAATGGGGTCAGGCATCTGAGGGAGAGTTAGATGGCAACCATTTCTGCGACGGTGAGTCGCATCAGCAACAACTCCGTCGTCGTTACGTGGACAGGTGCCACCAACGGCGACACGTTCGAACCTGTCCCGACCGAGTTTGCGGACTACTCGGACCGCAGCATTCAGGCGTCCGGGACGTTCGGTGGTGCGACCATCAACCTGCAGGGGAGCAACGACGGGACAAACTACGCGAACCTGAGTGACCCGCAGGGTGTGGTGATTGGTATCACTTCTTCTGGCATCAAACAGGTGCTTGAAGCCGTCCGGCACCAGCGCCCTGCAATCTCTGGCGGTACTGGTTCGTCCATTAACGTGACCATGTTCCTGCGCCGTGGGCGCGGCGGCAAGGAGGTCTGAATGGCTACTGGAAACTACCACCGTTCGCTTGCGAGCCTAGACCAGCTTGCGCGGTTCCTCCGTGACGTCAACGAGGCGGCGGAAGTTATCCGCACGGTTGGAGACTACGAGGGGCGCGTCGAAGACCTGAAGGCTGAGATCACCGACCTTGGCAAACAGAGGGAAGCTGCGTTGGCAGAGCTACAAAGCACCAAGCGTCTGGTAGCTGAAGAGTCTGCCAAGGCCGACAGTGTACTCCGTGACGCGCAACGTGAGTCGACGGAACTTCTTGAGTCGACTAGGGTTGCATGTGAGGCCAAGATCGCCGAGTCCATTCGTAGGGCCGACGAGATCGTCTCGAACGCGAACGCGAGGGCCGAGTCTATTGCAAAGGCGACCCGCGAGACGGTGGAGGCAACGAGGGGCGAGATTGCCAATATGAAGTCAGAACTCGGAGACCTTGAGAAGAAGGTCGAGGAGAAGAAGGCGGAGCTTGCAGACATCCAGTCGAAGATCGCCAAGGCCCGCGAAGCTGTGTCGAAAATGTTCGGAGACGACTAATGAAACAACCGAGGAAAGTCAGCCTGATCAAGGTGTGGGACTACCCCAAGAACGACTACTCCGCATATTGGGAGATCGTCGTCACTGTGAGCGACAAGTACGAGTGGTCGGCCAAGATCCTCTCGTACGACCCGGTAGCGTGGAGGCACGGTGGAGTCGTGTCGAGCGAACGCCCCGATGTCCCGTGGCCAACGTACCCGCCAGACTTGCCGGCAGGAGCAACGGATGAGCAGCGTGAGGCGCGCCTGAAGCTGATCCACAAGTTGTGGGAGGAGTCGCCACAACCGATCCACCTGCTTGAGGAAGGTTCTGGCTCTGCGGCGTCCAGAGACGAGGCTGACGAGGCTGCACAGCGTTGGGTTCTGTCGCGGATGGAGACGTACCGGCGCGCCGAGCCGCTGCACAGGTACACGGACGACGAGGTCGACAACTTGGTCGCCACCTTCGACCTTGCGCGCAAGTCTCTCGACTTCGCCCGCGTCGACGAGATCCGTGGGCTGCTGAAGGCTCAAGGGATCGTTCTAAACGAGGGCGAAAGCATCGGGTACGGTGGACCAACTACTTGGAAGAGGGTGTAGATGGCACAACAACTTTCTCTCGCGGGGTCGATCC